CCATGATCCAGATCGTGAAGGATGCCCCGGACGCTGACCCGAAGGTGGCCACTGAGTCCACCGGGACGGAAAAGGGGGGCTGACATGGGGCGGACGCTGACATTAGAATCCATGAACGGGGACCAAGTCACCTTCGATCTTGATGACCTGGACAGCCAGCTGGACATTTTGACCGGTGGCGCTGTCCGGCTGGCGGGCAATCTTGAACCACCAGGACCCAGCCCCAAGCCCGACCCCGTGGTGGTGAATTATCGGGCGCTGGTCAGTATCAAGACCCCTGAGCAATCGGCCTATGGGAAGGTGACCACGGCCCATATGTCCCGTGACGAAGATGTCACCTTAGTGATCCCGCCCACTGAATCGACTGTGGAACTTGATCTGGCTGCCCTGGTCCGTCCCTTACTTCTGGACTTGCTGGGCCAGGTGGTCCTGAAGGTTCCACCGGTATCGCTTGTCGGATCGGTTCCCACGGATGGGTCCATGGCGGAGTGTTGCGCTGAATACAAATTCAAGCCGGTCTACCTGACCAGCAAGGCCATGGACGTCCCGCTGGGCATGGTTGCAATGGTGGGCGCTGACGGCCAAGTGGTGGTGGGTGGTGATCATGCGGCCATGGATCCAGACGAACCTGACACCCCGCCTAAATGACGACCACCCCACCAGGCCAGCCTGACCCGCTACAGCTTCACAAGGAGGCGTGGCGGGCCAGTCTGGTGTCCTTTGCTTACAGGATGTCCAGACAGCGGTGGACGCCCTACCCCCACCTTGCATACTTGGCCAATCGGATCCAGCCCCAGGTGGCCCGTGGTGGCGCGCGGATCATAGTCAACGTCCCGCCCCAACACGGAAAGACCGAGCTGTTATCGACCTGGTTGCCCGCCTGGTTGCTGTGCTGGAATCCAAGCTACAGAGTCGGGGTGGGATCCTACATCCAGGACATTGCAGCCAGGAACAGCATGGCCGTCAGGGACCTGGTCCGGTCTGACCCTGAAGGAATGGGCTTTAAACTTCACCCGTCAAAACAGCGGGGGAAGGACTGGGAACTGGTCCACCCTGGTGGCCCTGCTTATCGTAATGGCGGAATGGTGGCGGTGGGTGTGGACGGATCCCTGACCGGCCTGGGCCTGGACTTAATGGTGATCGATGACCCCTATAAAAACTGGGATCAGGTCACCAGCCAGGCATACCGGGAAAAGATCCGCCACTGGTATGACAAGACCGTGGTCCCCCGGCTTCAAAAAGGCGGATCCATAATCCTGGTCATGACCCGCTGGGACGAATCCGACTTGACCGGGTGGCTACTGGGCGAACGCGGTGGCGACAAGTGGGACCATATAGTCCTTCCATGCCTGGCCCCCGAAGATCGATCCGACCCGCTGGGCCGTCAGGCTGGCCAGGCGCTATGCGAAGACCTACACCCCCGGTCTGAAATGGAAGCCTTGCGAAACCCGGACGGCGGTATTGGGACCGTGGCCTTCGATACCATGTTCCAGCAAGCGCCCACGTCCGAGGGGATCGGTGTCTTCAAGCGGGACTGGTTCCGTGAACGCTGGGATACGGTCCCGCCCCCGGACGTCCTGGCCACCTGGAACCTGATCGAATCATGGGACTTTTCCCTGGGATCAACGAAGGCGTCCGCGTCCAGGGTCCACGGTGCTATCTATGGCCACGAACTTGGGACCCCCAGGGTCCACTTGCTTGACGAAGTATGTAGGCATATGCGGTTCACCGAAATGGTCACGGCTGTGGCCACGCTGTCAGCCAAGTGGCCCACGGCTTATAAGAAGATCGTGGAAAACAAGGCCAGCGGGCCGGACGTGGTCGACCACCTGAAGACGGAAATAGACGGACTGGAACTGGTGGACCCTGGGAAGACGGACAAAATCACCAGGGCCAAACTGTCCACGCCGCGGGTGGAAGCGGGGAATCTGATAATACCCAATGAGTCCGTTTTTCCCTGGGCCAAATTATTCCTTGACGAGCTATGTGGCTTCCCGCTGGGCAAGTTTGATGACCGAGTGGACACCTGGTCCCAGGCTGACCGCTATTTCAGGGAAGGCCAGACCCTTCACATGGGACGCCCCGGCGCATCCAAGCCCGTGGGACGTCGTGGGCGTGGCCGTGGTGGCGGTGGTGGTGGACGTGGCGGGAAGTCACAGCCCCGCTTTTGACCGGGGCCGGTCTGGTGGGATACCCTATAGGGGCGTGGTCCCGAATCGACAACGAAGGAAAAAATTGACATGCCGAAGCCGAACACGAACGAGCGGGCGAACAAACACCGCCCCACCCCACGGAAGTGGTGGCCCCAGACATTGGTCAAGGGGGCCGTCCAGCGGGTCAGCCTGGTAAGCCAGGCGCTAAAGGACGCGGCCCAGACACTAGGCGCTGGGGCCACGTCTGTGATCGTCCCCGACTGGTCAGATCAGACGGGAGGCGGGCGGACGTTCGCCAAGTCGTGGACAGCCGCCGAGGGGATCGAAGACGGCTTGGAGTCTTCCACTTGGGTTTACGCTTGTGTCAAAAAAATCGCCGGGGCTATCGGGTCCCTGGAATGGGGTGTCTACTATCGGGACCCCGTGACGGGCAAACAGGTGGAGCTGGAAAACCACCCGTTGACCACCCTGATTCGCCAGCCGTCGGCATGGATGACCAGCCAGGAACTGAACGAACGTGAATGTATGCACCTGGACCTTGCTGGGAATGGGATGACCCTGAAACAGCGGGACGATTTCGGGCAAGTGATTTGTTTGTGGCCGATCAACCCCGACGTCCTGGAACCCGTGATCGATCCCGCCACGAAGCTGGTTGTGGAGTATCGAGTGGTGGACGCCTACAGGTCCCAGTCTGCGGTCAAATCCTTCCCGCCTGGTGACATTATCCACATTCGGCTGACCGACCCTGCGAATCTTTACTGGGGACTTTCACCCATGCGGGCTGCGGCGGCTTGTATCGAGACAGATGTGGCGGCGGCGGAATGGAACCGGAACAGCATGGAAAACCGGGCCGTGTCTGACGGGATCCTATCCTTCAAGCGCAAGTTGGACGATAAGGCGTGGACCGAAGCCACTCGCAACATGGAGGACCAACACATGGGGGCCTCTAATGCCCGCGTGCCGTTCGTGGTTGGGGATGATGCCACGTTCACCCCGCTGACGATCAGTCCTGTGGATATGGATTTCATCAATGGCCGCAAGATGACCCGTGAAGAAATATGCGCCATCTTCGGTGTCCCGCCCCAGATTGTCGGGATCCAGGATGCGTCCACTTATAACAATATGTCCGAAGCCTATAAGTCATTCTGGACCAACACTGTATTGCCACGGGCGGACCTGATGAAGCGGGCTTGGACTGACAGCCTTTCCCCGGACTTCGGGGGAAACCTGGTCATTGACTATAAGACAGCCGGGATCCAGGCCCTTTCCCAGGTGGTTATTGAGCGAGTAGGGACGGCCCTGACCCTGTTCAATATGGGGGTCCCGTTCAACGCTATCAATGACGCCTTGTTCTTGAACCTTCCCCGGATCAGCGGTGGCGACGTGGGATTCATTCCCGGTGGCTTGACGCCCCTGACCGAGGTGGAAGGGGATGAAACTGACCCCTTGCTGGCGGCGGCGGCGGGGATCACTGGTCCCACCACCGGATCCGAATAACCCATGGCCTTCACCCTTCCCAGTTCTGTCAGGGTCCTGGACGTCAAATTCCAAACGGTATGGCTTCGTGCCTGGAATGACACATGGAAGCGCCACCTAGATCTGGATGACACGCCCAGGAATGGCCTGGCTAGTAAGACGGCGTGGACCGTTGTCAACCAGGCCATGGGTCAGGCGGCCCTGATCAAACAGGCCCAGACGCCTGTCCAGCTTCAGGGATTCATACCCTTGCGGACGGCCTGGATCCTGGCTTTAAAGGCCAAAGGGGCCAGGCGGCTGAACGGCGTGGAAGTGGAAGCCAGGCTTCGGTCAGCTATGTCCCAGACAGAGGGGGCCACGCGGGCCAGGCTAAACCGCATGTGGGCGGACCTGCAGGCCGGACTGAAGGAAGGGGTCCTTAAGGACCAGGTGGAAGCTGGGGTCCTGGACCAGTCTGTCCTGGGAAAGATCACTGACGAACTGGAAGCCATCCGTGACGACATACAACCACGGATGGCGGTCATGGCGGACGCGGGCGCTGGGGCCATGGTGGAAGGCTTGGAAGCCGCTGGCGTGGTGTCCCCATATGCGGCGGCTGAAGCGGCCATAGGGGAAGCGGTGACGACCCAGGCGGCCACCCTATCCGGCCAGCTGGCTAATGCTGAATTCGCTAGCATCGAAGCTGGGATCCGTCACTTCACTGTGGAGAATCCAGTGAACCCACGGACGGCGGCCAGGCGGATCCGGTCAGCCGTGGGCTTGACAGGTAGGGACCAGGCGGCGGCTTGGAAGCTCCAGGCGGCCCTGGAATCACAGGTGGGTGGCAAACGGGCCGAAGCCCAGGTGGCCCGCTACATTCGGACTCTTCGGAAGCGCAGGTCTGAAACCATAGCCAGGACAGAGATGGCCAGGGCCTTCAATGTGGGGTCCTTGTCCATGGTCCAGACCGCCAAGACCGAGGGCGGACTTGACAAACACGTCGAAAAAACCTGGTTGACCGCTGAAGATGAGTTGGTATGTGATCGATGCCGACCCTTGAACGGGAAGGCCGTACAATTGGGGGACGATTTTGACGACAAGGTGGGCGGGGAGCTGGCTAGGACACCACCGGTTCACCAGAATTGCCGCTGTACTATGATCTTTGTTACCAGATAGGGCTGGCCGGGACGGCCCCAAATTGACACGGGCAGGGCGGACACCCTACCCTATAGGTGAAAGGCTTGAATATGACGACCAAGCGAAAGACCGGTTACACTCCCACCCCAGGCGGGACGTCCCTGGGGAAAGGCGGGGCCACCAGGCGGGTCAAGGCTTACCCGATCACCGGGGCCAAAGTCGATATGGAGAAATCCATTATAACCGGCTATGCGTCCGTGTTCGACGTGGTGGACCTGCAGGGCGAAGTGGTGAAAAAGGGAGCATTCGCGGCCCAGCTGGCCGTGGAAGGGGCCGCCCCGAAGGTGAAAGTCCTTTATCAGCACGACCACTACCAGCCCATCGGGCTGTGTACGGTACTCAAGGAAGACGACTATGGGCTTTATTTTGAAGCTAAAATTTCGCGGACCCCCAAGGGCCTGGAATGCTTACAGCTGGCGGACGATGGCGTGATTGACCAAATGTCAATCGGCTATGATGTGAAAGGCTGGAACGAGGATAAGGACTTGCAGACCCAACATGGTTGGCCGGTCATCAATCTGACCGAACTGGACCTGTCGGAAATTAGCCCGGTGACATTCGCGGCGAACCCAGCGGCCAGGATCGACGGCGTCAAGGGGATCCCACTGGAAAAAACTGACAGCGGGGGAATGGCCCCCGTGGACATTCGCGCATGGCGCGAAAAACGAAAAAAGGAAATGGAGGAAACGAC